AGAGCCATTGTTCTTCAAGGCGTTGATGTCGTTGTCAGCAGTGCTGACGCGGAGTTCAGTTTCCAGCAAGCGAGTTGCCGTGAACTGCAACGATGGAGGAACCACCAACTTGGAAGGCTTAGCAGCGATCAACAGACCACGTTCATCAGTCCACAAGCTGATCTGAATCACAGCGTTTTCCAACGATGTTTCATTCAAGTCGGCAGGGGTAGATGGGACGTTGCTGTTAGTACCGCCAGACACCAATGGGTGTGCGCTGGAGAACAGAGCAACACCGTCGCCACCGGGGTAGGCGCTAGAGAAGCCATTGTTCAACACGGCAGCAGCTTTAACCTGCTTGGTGTAAGCCATAGCACGAGCCAGAGCTTTGGTGTAACGAGCAGACAGGCTGTCGTACAAGTTATCTTCGATGGCCTCTTCGGTCAGCGAGAAACCCAAAGCGATGGTTTCGTGGTTGTAACGAGCAGTCCATGCTTCCTGTGCATTGTCATAAGCGATGGCAGAGCCTTCGTTCTTAACAGGTGCAGCAGAGAAACCAGACAGTTTCGTTTCTTCTTCAAAGCTACGCTCAGATGTCTCTGTTTCGTAGATTTCTTTGTGCTCTTCGCCATACTTGGCATACTCCAGACCGAACAAGGCGTTCAGACCGGGGAGCAACTCTTTCAGCAGTTGTGCGCGTGAAATAGCCATGATTTAGCTCCTTATGCTACGTAGTAGCGATGTGCGCCGAAGTTGAACTTAACCAACACTTCGGGGGTTTCGACCAATACAACAGTACCGGCGACTTGCGTTGTTACGGCAGTCACGGTGAGAGTCGTATTACCAGTGGTTGTCACGGTAGAAGCAGCGCTCAAGGTAGCACCTGTGAACTGCAACTGACCATTAACCAAGTTGAACACATCAGTGCCGATTGGCAAGAAGGTGCCGACTGGCAAACCAGACACAACAACAGAAGTTGCTGTGGGGGCGCCACCAGACACATACGTGCTCGACACGCTGATCTGTGTATCGGGAACCAAGTTCAACACACGGAAGCCGCCACCAGAGGTTGTAGCAGACGCGCCAACAACAGACATGCCACTGTTACCAGTAGATGCAGAGCCAGTTTGTGTGCCGCCAGCCATGTTGACGCCGACCAAGATTGAAGAAGCCGAACCAATAGTCGTACCACCAGCGGTAGTAGTGACAGCGACTTTCATCACTTGGTCAGGATCGTCACCGATGATGGCGGTAATGTCACCAGCGGTGACGTTGCCGGGGTAGTACTGAGCGAACTGACGTTGCTTAGTCGTAGGGTTTGTGTAATAGCAACCCAAGAACACGCCAACAGTAGTGTTGGTAGTGCTAACAGGGTAAGTTGCGATCACAACATAACCAGCAGACAAAGTAACCAGATCACCGTAATACAACGGAGTGCCGTAGTTGTACTGAATAGGCAGATTGCGAGTGGAACCCGCAAACACCTGTCCACCGATCAAATTGACCGGTTTGACGCCGTAAGGGGCGTCGATGGTTGGATAAGCCATTTAAGACTCCTTAAAAAATTTAAGTACCTTTGCCAAAACTAGCCGTGGACTTTCGCTCTTGGAAGAGCGGCATCCGAGCATCGCTTTGACGCATGAAACTATTGTCCACAGCATCTGTCTGAGATTGGGTTACCTTGGCGAAATGGTCATTCCGCTGCTGGACAAACTCAGTAGGTGTCTTGCAAAGCAACAGCCCACCGACCTCAATGTTGTCTTTAAAACGACTATTGGGATCAGCTAACAGTCTGTATTTGGGTTGTTCTTCAACGGGAACTGGCTCCCAGCCTTCTCGGAGTTTGGCCGAAAGGTTACGCGGGTCAGCGTTGTTCATCGTCGAAACACGAATCCAGCGGTAGCTGTAGCCGGGCTGTTTGTCTGGCTCCGGTAACAAATCAGGTTGCATCCACTGCTTAGGACGCTCCTCTACTGCACGTGTGGTCAACTCGCGTGTGAGTCGGTTGTCTTTTACTTCAGCCATTACGGGCCTCCAATTCTTGTTGCGCTTTCCAGTATTGTTCTGGTGTTAGGCCAAATTTCTTGGCAAGGTTAACTTGGCTTTGCTTTAGTTTCACCTTTTGTGGTGCGGTACTACGAACTGCCGATGCAACAACGGTGCCGGATTTTGTACGGCGGTTATCTTCTTGGCCTTCAAATTTCTCCGAAAACCGCTTGCGCATTGTATTGTCCAACTCGCGATAATACTCATCAGAACCAACTTCAACGCCACTGTCTCTAAGGTCTTCGTGTAAACCCAAGGCAAATGCCGTCATACTCCGATCTTTTCCAAACCAACTGTTGCGTTTTTGCCACGCTACAGCTTTGTTGTCCGGCTCGGGTACCTGCGGTTGGTACTGCACAGGTTGCTGTTGTACAGGAATTTGCTCCTCTTGTAAAGAAGGCATGCGAAAGTTTTGCGCCTGCATCATTTTGAGGTTTGCGACCTGTAACGATTGCTGGGCATCCAGCAGCTTGTCAGAATCACCCGCCTCATAAGCCTCTTTATAGGCCCGCTGCGCCATCTTCAGCTCCATGTCAGCATTGCTCTGAATGGTGGAGATGTACTCTCTTTCACCAGTCGAGAGAATCTGTTTAACTCGCTTGTTTTCTTCAAACAAACGCTGGGCTAGATTTACTGCCTCTTGCTGCTCACGCAGCGCCGCTTCTTTTTCACGGCGTTCGTCGTGCCAAACTTTTCGCATTTGCTTGAGTTTGGTTTTGACGTTGTCGTCATATTGATCTAGCTCGTCTTTTTCAAGCTCCTCAACCAAAGGTTTGGGCAGAGGTTGGCGACCACGATCCTCCGCAGGGGTGTCGTCTTCAATCTCAATCTCTATTTCAACTTCCGGTTGTGAAGATTTACTCTCCACTTCGTCCGGAAATTTATAATCCGTGTTGTCGTCCAAAGGCATTTTGTGCTCCTTTATTTACGTGTAATACCACGAGGATCATCTACGATCCCCTCGACCGAATCATCATTGATGATGCGGAATTCACGACCGTGAATAACCAAACGTGAGCCAGCGTATGGGCGAACAAGGACAAAATCGCCTTGCTTGCACCATGGGCCAGTTGGGAATTTATTCGGGTCTTTGTAGCAGTCAGGACCAAGTGCAACAACAAACAAGACCGTTGTGAGAGTCTCCTCGTTGCGCATGGTTTCATCAGCTTTGATCAGGCCAGTTCCTTCATATTCTTTTTCCACTTCTGGCGTGGCGCAAAGAATGCGATATCCCGATGGCCTTGGTAGTTGTTTGCCCTTCTCTTCTGCGGTGGCAGTAAAGTTATAGGCTCCCACAACTCGGGGATTGTTGGCGTCTGTAGCCAACAAAATAGATTCAGTCATCCGAATTCTCCAATCGTTTCTTCAGGTCTAGGGTGTATCCCCGCATGATGAGCAGACCACGAATCTCACCACACAGTTTCTTGTACTCCTCAAAGGACTCGGCCTTACCCTCGGCCAGCCAGTCCTTGATTTGCTCTACTTTCTCATCAGCTTGTTTGATGAGAATTTCAAATGCATCCATCATTCACCTTTCGTTGGTTGACGATTTTGTTGCTGCCGCAGTTGAATACGCTCCTGCATTGCCCGCAGTTGCTCTTCATGGCTCTTGTTTGAGAGTTGCTTCAAGATGTCCACGCCTCGGTCCATCATCTGGCCTTGGCTGTTGTTTTGAAGCTGGGCAACAGTCTTCATTGCGTCCATCTTGATACGCTTCTCATCAGTCTCTTGCTGAGTCCGAATACGATCACGCTCGATCTGCTGCTGAGACGCTTTGAGTGCGGCATCGGCCTGATCTTTTGCGACCTTGCGCTGGTTTTCTTGCGCCTTGAGTTGCAACTCTTGCATCTGCATTTGCACAATGGGGTCCTGCGCCTGTTGTTGCGCCTGAGCCTGCTGTTTCTCCTGCATATTCTTCTGGAGCAACTGCTGGGCAGCTTGAGCCAACATGGGAGACAAACGCGCTTCGACCTCTGGGGACATCTGCATTTCTTCGCCCGACTCGTCAGTCTGTGGAGGAAGCTGCATACCCAGCGTCTGCTC